ACCGGATATGGCAGCCGACCCCGGATGAGCCCCTTGACCTTGAGGAGACCATCGAGAAGTACCTCATTGAGGTTTGGGCGAGATACCGGGTGAGTGGCATATCTTATGACCCGTTCCAGTTCCACCGCTCCGCTACCACCCTGGCCAAGCGTGGTATCCCTGTGGTCGAATTTGCGCAGACTGAACCCAACCTGACTGCGGCCTCCCAGCAGTTATACGAGCTCTTGGAGTACAAGAACCTTGTTATGTACCCGAGCAAGGAGTTGCGGAGGCAGGCGATGGGTGCGGTTGCCCTGGAGAAGAAAAGGGGTTGGCGCATAGCGAAAGAGAAGACGAGCTCCAAGATTGACTCCGTGGTGTCTTTAGCGGCCTCTGCCTATCATACGGTGAAAAATGGGGCTTATATCATTGATAAGCCCTTGACCCTTACCTCTAATTTCGCTGACGACAAGGGTGGCCCCACGGTCTGGACAGAAGAGAGCCTACCCGCGATGTTTAGGGACTGATATGCCGCATCAACCTTATCACGATGAACCGGACACCACGCGGGCAGGCTCGGGGCTATGGCAGGGTATTACCAGAGATTGGGATTACTCTATATTGCTGGGCGACACCATGAAATGGCTGGAAGATGTTCTCCGGTGGGTGGATGATGACCTGGACCTGGCCAAGTATATCCTTGCAACCATTGCTGCAGAGAGCAGGGGAAACCCTATGGCTGCGGGAGATGGCGGGGACTCCATTGGGTTAATTCAAATTAATGATATACACCGCGGGAACAGGGACCCACAGGAATTCAAGGAATGGAGACAAAACCCGCAAAACTCTATCCGGTGGGCCGTTTTAACGAACAAGCGCAGAGCTTGGGTAAATGACAGGGGGCGCCCCTGGCAGACACCTGTGTGGAATATAGCGCAGCACCGCCAGTACCTGCTTAACCAGGGCTACAAGGACGGTGCCCAGATGGCGACCAAGCTTTTGGGCATAATGCAGGGCTCTAAAGCGGAGCATTGGCATAAGTACGGGGAGGCCTGGGATGTGATAGACGCTACTTTGCGTGGCGCAGAAAAGCCTCTGGCTGCCAAAGCAGTGGCGGATGCGATGGAGAAACGAAAGGTGAAACAATATGCGTATGGTCAGGGGGGAAGGACAGGAAAGGTGATACGTAGCAGGAAGGGGCCGCGGCACTCTGAGATTGTGCGGCCGCCGGGAAGGCCAACCTATGCCTGATGAGTGGAAGGAGTATGGTGGATATAAGGATGACCAGGGCAATATCCGGGTTGGCGTGGATACTGAAACACTGGAGCAGGAAACCGGACTCTGGGTAGCAGGGAAAATCTCTATAGCGATGGATTCCTTAGAAGAGGCTACGCAGAGCCAGATTGCCGTGTCTGGCAATCGGGACTTTGAGAACAATATGGGGAGGATACAAACAGCGTGGCCCAAGGACGTGGGGAAGAAAGTGTGGATACGTGTCCGGGGCAAGCCAGAGGGCTGGGCGGGTCCCTATGTAATTATTAAATCTGCGGACCCAGAACTTATATATCAATGGCAAAAAGATGGGAAGATTGCTGAGGTGAGCAATAGTGTGGCCGACCAGCTTGGTATTTCGGAAACCGGGGTAATGGGTGAATTGGCCTGGATGCAGAAACCGCCTCCATCCGCGGCAGGAGAGGCTAAAAACGAGAGTCACCCCATTGGGCTTGGCTCTTTGGGTGTGCCCAAGATAGGGCCGCGAGCAGGAACTCGGGCGAACTTTGCCCCCAGGCTGGAGCAAATGCCGCCGGGTGCGAGCATGCCGCTTATGCAGGCTGCTACAGGCCTCAGTGCCAGCGCAATTGGTATGGGGGGTCGTACCGATATGAGGATAGGAGGAAATCCCGTTGAGAGCGCCGTAACAGCTGTCCGGGAGGCTCGTGCGTCGTGGGCAACCGATGTGTTTACGCCGGTAGCAGCGAGCAGGTCGCTCCCCGGCCTGAACTGGCCTATAACAAGCCCATTTACAGGAGGCGGGGCCCCGCCTCCTGCGGCTGGCGGAGGACCGGCTGCTCAAGGACAGGGCTACACGGACGACACTTTCTTTGCCAGTTATGAGGAAGGCCGAACCGGTGACCTTAATAAGCTATACGAATTGCAGATGGCTGGGATGCCGCAGTCTGCGATTTCAGAGTATGCCCAAGCGAACGGGATGTCGTTTGAGGCGGCTGTGAATGCTCTACATGCAAATGCGGCCGTGGATGACAGGTGGGCGACGGACCTGCCCTGGTTTTATGATATAGCGCAATATGGCCGGGGCGCGGGCATGGGGCCGGACGGGTCTGACTTAGCCATGAATATTGCAGATGCGGCGCGGGCAATTGGTATAGACGTTGACAATATTCCACTGGATGAGCTTTTGTATAGCACGGAGGCAAAGGGCGGAGAGTTCGGAGAAGGGAGTTACGAGCACTGGAAGCATGATTCGCAGGTTGGTTGGACAGACGAGTCGTTTGGGATGTGGACACAACGTAGAGCGTGGTTGGCGAACGAAACCAGCGAGGAGACGGGCGAATTGTTTTGGGCGCCGGGCACAATTCCCTATGATGAGGCTACGTTGGAACAGTTTCAAAACGGTGAGGAGACGGCTACCATGACGGATGGGGAAAGAGGGGGCTGGAATCCCGATTACACTGTGGGGGACGACGAAATTTCCAAACACACGACTGGCGCTGGCCCCGGCATAAGCTGGATGTTTGGGAAACCATTGGATGACCAAATGAGTGCGCCCTTTGACTGGGAAACAGGTCAAACTGCGAGGGATTTTGAGTTTGGTCAATTGCAAGATAAGCTCGCCTCGGCCACTGAGGCTACTGGTGCTTTTACGAAACCACTATCATCGAGCTATTCTGCAAGAACGGGAGCCACACCCTCACAATTTATGGGGCGCGACCTATCTGATATTTACGAAAGGGGCTTTAGTTCTTGGGAAGAGGGCGTAGCTTTTGCTCAAGCAGGTCTTGACGTCTCTAGGGTTAAAGGTGGGTCATGGGCGGCAGCGGCACAGGCGGAAGCTTACGGGCAGCAGGCAGCTGACCAGGGCCCTGCGGCGGCAGCGGCACAGGCGGAAGCTTACGCGCAGCAGGTAGCTGACCAGGGCCCTGCGGCGGCAGCGGCACAGGCACAGGCAAAGCCGCAAACGGTTCATCAGCGTTGGCAGGAGCAGCAAGATGAAGCAGAAAAGGCCAGAAAGAGGCGAGCAGCCCCAGAATATGTAGAGGACGTTGAAGAGTGGGCAGAAGAGAATCCGCATAAGATGGAGGAAGAGCAAAGGAAGGAGGAGGCCGATGTTGGTTTTGAGAACAAACCGGAGTATATGAAGGATATGCCAAAAGAGGAATGGATGGCCCATTATGGGCATCGGTATGGAGTATAAGGGGATAATGTTGTACAATAGGAGCAATTATGCCTGACGGCCAAATGCAGAGGGAATCAGATATTCTCGAGAAGTTTTATCGTGCTAAGGCTAAATGTAGTAAATGGCACTCTCGTATTAAAGAATATGAAAGGTTCTATGACCTAGAGCACTATAATGATTCCCCTAGAACGGGGGAGCGGCGCATTACGCTTACTAAGGGGACCAATATCGTGGACCTCGCGGTGGGTGTCCTTACGGCGAATGAGCTGACTATCCAGGCGGTTTCCCCGGAAGAAAGTGAGACTATCCGTAAGCAGGCTAGTCTTGTGGAACAGTTCCTCGATGGTGTCATTTATATTAATTCCGAGCGACAGGAAACTGACCTCAGGTATGACTGGACCTTTTATCAGGTGCGCGATGGGGCGGTGGGCCTGAAAACTATATGGGACAACAGCTTTGATGCCTCGCTTAAGGTGGAGGCGGACGAGGAAGGGAACCAGCGGGCGGTATATGACCAGCTTCCTATTTGTGTGAATGTGTTGCCTGCAAAGTATTTGTTTCCTGAGCCGGGCGGAAAGCTCGGTAGGTGGAAATATGTCTTTTACGCCATTGAGAGAACCATCGAGGATATGGAACGCGAGTATGGCCCGATGGAGAAATATAACTCCATGAGCAAGAAACAGAAGGAAACCAAGAAGGGTGACTTTATTGATTACTGGGGAGAGGTACAGCTCCCGGATGGTAGTTGGGCGATAGAGAACGCGACCTTGTATGATAACCGCCTTATGGATGGGCCGCGGATTATGGATGGATATAATGATATTCCTATCACTATGATGTTTTATAAACCCATCGGCCACGTAAACCCCGAGGACTGGGGGCACTCTATTTTGCGGCCGGTTACTCAAATGGTGGAGGAACTGGAATGGAGGGTGAACCGGCAGACGCGGTTACTGAATGTGTTTGCAAACATGCCGCTGATTGCCCGCACGCGTGATGGTCGCCCGGTGAAAGTGGATGCCGCTTTCGGGGATGTTGTGCAACTGAACGAGGGAGAGGATATTGCCTTTCCTGTGTGGCCTGGTACACCCCCGGACTTCAAGGAACAGTTGGCGATGGTGTCCAGTGAAATTGCGGATGCGTCCTTCCCGGCAGTGATGTACGGAGAGGGGACTGGTTCGGGTTCTGGTTATGCCCTTTCACAACAGGGCGATGCTGGTCGTATTCGTCTGACACAGCCGCAGAGACAACAGGAGCGGAGCATGTCTATTTGGGCTCGGAAATCCCTTACTCTCTTGCGGAATTTCTCTCCGCAGTATACCGTGGAGGTTTATGGCGATAAGGCGGGAGCCCCCTATAGCCAGGAACTTACAGGAGAAGACACAGTGGGTTTTCGTGTAAATTTCCAGCTGAAGCCACAGTTCCCGAATGATGAAGTGCGGAAGGTGGCGATGGCTACCCAGACGAAGGATACCCTGTCGGCAGAGACCCGGATGGAGAAGTACCTCGGGATACAGCAGCCGGACCAGGAGACTACAAAAATCTTACGGGATATGGCCCGGCGTCACCCGATGATGGTGGAGTATCAGATGACGTCCCTATTCCGGGAACTTGCGGAGGAGGGTGACCCTGCGGCGGCGGCGGTGCTGCAGAAACTAGAGGCTGGAGGGCAGCCCGGCGGTGGTGGTCCCCCAGGGCCCGCCCCAGGAGGGCCGAAGCCAGAGCAGTCTCCGGGTCTTCCTACGTCGAGAAGGGGAGAAGTAACACAACAAGAGCGCGGTTTGGCGCCTCCGGGGCAAGAGCCGAGCGAGGAAGTATTTAGAGTAGCTCAAGCAATGGGCGGTGTGCCCATGACTGGAGGAGCATAATGGCAAATAGTGGTGGTTTGGATAACCGACAGTTTAAGGTCATGAAATTGTGGCACGGTCTTGGAGACGATGCGGATAAGCAGTGGCGTAATGTTATGAACCGTTATCCGCGGGAGAAGACGATGTATAAAGCTATGACCCCTGCGCGGCGTAAGTGGATGGAAAATACATACGGTGCTGGCGAGGCAAATGAGTGGATGTCCCTTATGAGTGGGACCCCGAGACTAGGAGTTTAATCATGGCTAGACTAAGAAGCAGAAAAGGTTTTAGAGGGAATCCCTCTACGGGATTCAAGATTAAGGCGCGGGGGATTCCTTTCCCGCCCTCCGGTGTAGCAGGTAACGGGATGCCACCTGACCCCTGGGGGCATCCGCAAGGCCCAACGGGGATGCCGGGGGCTACGCCGGGGAGCGAGGGTGGATTGCCTAACCCCAGCGTTACTATTACACCCGCGGAGTCGCACCTGGTGAAGGCGGGTGATACCCTTTGGGATATCGCCCAGAGTCATGGCACAACTGTTAACGACATTATGGCCAAAAATCAGGGTCAAAACGCTGGCTATGCTAATATTTCTGACATGGGGTTAATCTACCCTGGTCAGCGGATTTTTATCAGGTCAGCAGCACTCCCAGCAGGGGCTACACGAAGCCCCTCGGGAGATGTTGGGGACCAGCCTGTGTGGCCAGTTGACCCAGGTGAGGACGACCCGAGTAATATTCCTCCGGATGTTGGGGACCAGCCTGTGTTGACCCGAGCGAGGATGACCCGGAGACTGCTCCGGACGAAGGGGGGCCACGACCTGATGAGGGGCTGTATTACGAAGTACGCCCCGGGGATACACTCTGGGATATTTCGCAGGAGAGGGGCATAACCTTGAATGAGCTTATTGCAGCTAACCCGCAGATTGAAAATCCGGACATGATTTTTCCTGGTCAGATAATAAATCTCCCTCGGGCTGGGGGTAATACTGGCGGCCCGTTCCCACCTGACCCAGGCGAGGATGACCCGGGTAATATTCCGCGTTGGGATTATACAGTGAGGCCAGGGGATACTCTTTGGGAAATTTCGCGGCAGACGGGCACAACTGTAGC